GAGCCGGAACCGTGGTGTACGTCAGGTCGGAAGCGGCCCACACGGACAGCCGCTCGGTAGACAGATTTTCGAGAATGTCGTTCAGCACCAACAGCGAGTCGTTCAGCTCATCTGCAGTGGGGACTTCCCCTGACGCGATCGCCCCTGCCCGGCGCATGGCCGATGACAGGAGCTCGGAAACGATGATTCCAGACGGCATGTGGTTCTCCTTAGCATGGGCTAGAAGCCGCGACGGCCCCTAGCGCATGCCGCCGATACCAACGGTATCGGCGACACACCAGCGCTGCTACTTCTTGCTCTTGCCGGCCGGGATCGTGATCTCGGACTGGCGCTGAGCGCCTTGCGCTGCGGCCTGCGCTGCGGCGGCTTCAGCTTGCGCTGTGGCCAACTTCTGCTCTTCCCAGTCGAGCAGCAGCGCGTCTTCTTCGGCCTGGTTCATGCACAGCACCGCGCCGATGGTCGGCTCGCGTTGGACCCATTTCGGATGGCTCATATTCAGTTCTCCTTGGTTGAAAATCAGTTGAGGACGACGAAGTAGTCGAAGATCGTGATCGCGGTGGCCGCGACGTTCCCCGTGACGGTGAAACTGCCGGCGGCCGGCGTGACGCGTACGTCGGTGAGCGTGGCGTCACCACCTCGGAGGGAGACGAACACGGAACTGTTCGCCGCCACCAAGCTGTTCGTCACGACCACTGACGTACCGGCAGCAGCGAACGCCGCCCGACCGTGGGTCACACCGTTCTGTGTGATGTTGCCGGGGGTGCCGCTGCCATCGGTCAAGGCAGCTGCGAAACTGCCGATAGACGCGACCCGGAGCGTAGCGGTGATGCTGCCTCCGGTGATGCTGACGCTGCCTGAGTTGTAGACGTTGTCCGTCAAAGCCGGAGACGCCCCGACCACGAACTCAGTGACCCCGACCAGTGACTCGACGTTCACCGTGGCGCCCGCCGGGTACGGTCCGAACACCGACTGCCCGTCAGTGATGGTCTGAGTCGGACCGCCCGGCAAGCCGATCGGGATGGAGATGGATGCCGATGCCCCGAGCAGGGCGCCCACGCGAATGGACTGCCCCGCAGGGATGACAACGGTGGCCTCGCGCCCTTCTTGAAGAAACGGCATGACGTACTCCTCAGGAGTTGGTGGTCATGCCACCGAACGGGCCGAGTTGCGCCCAGTCGATGGCGACCGCAGCGGTGGCCGCAGCGTTCAGGTGGAAGGTCACAGAGCCGTTGGCCAGCACGATGCGCGTGACGTAGAGCGCCGTGGTGTCGGCCGCTGCGTTGGACAAGTACGCCGAGAACTTGGACTCGGCGGTGAACGACGGGTTCGTGACCACGACGCTGGTGCCCGCCGCCGCGATGCCCACCCGGCCCGAAGGCATGGTGGTGGTGACAGCACCCGGGGTGACCGGGCCGACACTGTTGGAAGCGAAACCGGATGCGATGAGCGCGGCTTCGATGTTGGTGGCGAACTGGGTGATGACGCCGGCGGGGTAGCCACCGTAAGCGCGATTCAAGAGGACCATGATGTATCTCCGATTGCAGGGGGCGCTGCCCCCTGCGAGTTGATGAAGCAGACCGATCAGAGCGCGTGCTTGACCGACAGTTCCGGGTAGGTTGCGGCCCACCCGAACAGCACGTCCAGACGCATGATGGAGTTGTCGTTGACGCCGTCGTAGAACTCGGTGGCCTTCAACGTGAACCCGTCGTAGCTCTCCTGCGCCACGTCCACGACGCCCTTGCCGCCGGCCGGAGCCCACATGGGGACCATCGCCAGCGTGAACGCGTCCTTGTGGAACGCGACGTTGGTCGAGTAGCTGCCGCTGGCCGTGCCGAAGATCACGAACGGGGAGCCAGTGGTCGGGCTGGCGGTGACGTTCTGGAACGGGCCGCTGGTGATCACCGGGGGGCTGATCGGCAGGCTGGTGGCGCCGGAAGCGACGTCAGCCGTGATCACGAACTGCGCCAGCACGCCGGTGCTCACCCGCGATTGCGGGTTGACCGCGAAGCAGCCGGGCAGCGTGATCACCGAACCGCGGGTGATCGTGCCGGTGGTCGCCACCGTGGTGATGGCGGCACCGGTCTGGCCCGCGCCGTTGATGTTGACGCCGGCCACGGCCTGCGTGCCGTTGATGTGCAGGTCCACGTTCTGGTCCATCGCGTAGCTCAGGCCCAGGCTGTCCACCATCATGCCGTTGCTGAACTGCTTTCCCAGCTTCGACTGATCGTTGAACAGACCGGCAAAGCCCTGGATCATGGCACCGTTGAGCGCGGGGTTCATGATCAGCGAGCGGCGGCGGTCGCGGGGAGCGGCCATCTCGTCGAGACGCTGGTTCATGTTGGTCGCGGCGGCGATGGCCAGCGCCTGCGTGGTGGGCGCCGTGCCGGGCGTGCCCAGGGTGTTGAACGTGGCGAACCGGGCCAGCTGCAGGCCCTGACGGTCGATCTCATTGCAGACCGTGGCCATCGCGGCGGTCAGCTTGTCTTCGAGCTTCGAGAGTGACAGCGTGCGCTCGAGGCTGGTGAAGTTCAGGTCGCAACCGCCCTGCGCCAGCGTCAGCGGCACGGTGGTCTCGACCGTCGCTTGCGGCACGGCCGTCCGGCCGGTGCGGTACGTGTAGCGCGGCGGGCGCTTGATGTTGATGGTCTGGCCGGGCATGTAGCCGCGAGCAGCGTTGCCGGTGAACTCGTCTTCCCAATCGCGGTTGACCGCGCTCGCGAAGGTCGTCATGTTCTTGAGGATCGCCAGCGATTCTTTCGCGACGATCGAGCAAGTGACAAGGGTGTTGGACATCAGATTCTCCTAGAACGGATTGAAGGGGTGGTGAGCTACCGTCGCGCCCAGGTTGCACCCTGCTTCGCGCGGTGTGCGGCGTACTCTTGCATGGACATGGCACCCAGATCGGGCGTTGCAGAGCGACCACCGGACCCGCCGACGCCGGGTGGCACGGGAGCGTTGCTTGCGAGTTTCTTGACAGGGGGTGAAGCAGGCGCCAGCGAACCTTCCAGCTTGCCGATCTCGCGATCGGCGGACCGGACGTCCATGGCGTTGAGACGATCCAGAACCTCGGGGTTCTTGGCCAAGTGGTACGTGAGCTCGGGACCCCGTTCGCTCGACAACAGCGCCTGGAGTACGTGAGCCTTCACCGGGACCTTGGAAGCACTGACCACCTCGTCGTAGTCGGTGAGCACTTCTTTGATCTGCGTCTGACGGGCTTGGAAGGTTTCCGCCTGAAGGTCTTCGACAGCGCGAACGCTGCCTTCCGACATCCTTGCGGCCACCGCCTGTTCCGCCGACCACTCGGCCAACTTGGTGATGTACTGTCCGTAGTCGCTGAACTGCTCAGGGGTCGGCTGGGGTTTGGCGGCAGGTGATGCCGAATTGGGCGCCGGGGCCTGAGTCGCGATTTGTTGCCAGTACGCTGCTTGTCGCTCCGCTTCGCCGCGAGCTCGCACCAGTTCATCGATCCGTGCCTGAACACCCGTCTTCACGGGCTTCGGAGTGGTGTCGTCTTCAGCCGGGGCAGGCGCGGGGACAGGTGCTTCCGCAGGGGCGGGCGCTTCTACCGGGGCGGGTGCCGGGGCAGGAGGTTCCGTCGGTGCGGGTGCAGGGGCGGTGACTTGCTGTTCGGGGTCCATGGGTCTTAGTCTCCAGCCTACGTGATGCGCCAGTAGTCAGCGAGCCAGTGTTTTGCGTGCTAGTCCCTGCTGCTGGCCGGCAGCAGGGCACGAGGGTGTGGGCGAATTGTAGCGCTATCCGCGGTCAAACGTTTTGACCACGGCCTTGACCGATGCCGAATTGACAGCGGCCAGCACGGTCACCAGGGCGTCGTACAGCGTGGCGCCAGTGCCAGCCGGCAGCGCGGGGCCGGTGCCAACCACGTCCGGCGATGATTCCAACGCGGCTTTGTCGGTGCCGCCGGCGGTGATCTCGTCGGCAATGTCCTTGGTGCGCAGCAGCTGGTCGCGCAGCGCGATGACTTGCTGAACCGCGGACAACGTGTTGCGGCTGATGACAGGGGCTGGGGGAAGAGCAATACGGGGCATGGAAAGTCCTCAGGTTAGGATGCCAATCGATTTAAGGGCGTTCACGATTTGCCCGATGGTGTACCCACCGAACGTGTCGTTGTCGTCCACTGCGTTGCCGCCGGCCACGGCCACGCGGGCAACGGTGGCGACTGCGGTGGTTGGGCGCACGACGGGAGTCACGCCAAAGAACCCGATCTGGGCGGCAACAGCGTTGTCGGTGGCCTTCATGGCGCTTGCGGTGCCCCCGAGAACTTGAAAGTCAATTGCGCCCTGGTCGTCTGCCGGGTCACCCGACCCAAGCGTAGTGAAGACCATCGATCCCCCCGCCGATCCGACCAATGCTGACCCGGTATTGAAAGACATGGAGCCACCGGTGCCGCCCGCGACAATGTTATTCCCCGCGCCAAAGTTGCCAGAGCCCCCGTCGAGGCCGCTTCCGGCAGCAAAGGCCACGCCCCCGCCTGTCCCTGTCGCCGAGGTTGCATCACCGGCGGCAAAGTAAACTTCCCCGCCATCTGAACCGTCTCCGGCCAACATGAACACGGCGCCGCCGGGGCCGGAGGCACCCCCATTGCCGGAATCGAACCGCACTTGACCGCCGCCGCCAGTTCCCGTGCCGTTGCCCCCACGCACCAGAACACCGCCCCCGATACTGTTTGATCCGACTGCGTGCTGGCTGTACAGAGAAAGGTTGCCCGCGTTCTCCAGCACCGTGGGCGCCCTCGGTTGGATGAGCATGCCCAGCGCGGTGCCGGTGATGTTGCCGACGCCGAGAGTGTTGGACCCGGAGTCATAGGTGAATAGCGAGAAAGACCGGAACCGACCTTTCTCGTTGACCTGCACCTCGGTGTTCTGCCCGAACGGCAGTCCGATCATGACACTGTCGCTCATTGCTGCGGCTCCGGGCTGCCACCAGCGTTGACGTCACTGGTCAGGGCTGGCGGGGGCTTCATCTTCTCGCGGAGCAGCGCGACGTAGCCACGCAGTTCTTCGACCTCTTCGGCGCTGAACGCCTTGATCTCGGCCACCTTGATGCTGGCGTCAGCTGCGATCTTGGCCTTCTCGGTGCCCGCCTTGGCGACCCGCAGTTCCTCTTGCATCTGCTGGATCATCTGGTCCATCTCGGCGAGCATTTGACCGACCTGTTCCTTGGGGATCGGGCCCTTCTCGGTCATGACCATGTCCTCATCGGTCTTCTCCGCGCCGTCCTCGCCCTCACGCAGTTCCTGGGGGATGGTCTTCTCGATGCGGTCCGCGATCTGCTCGGCCATCGGCCAGTCCATGCTGCGGACCACCTTGTCACCGGCGATGTCCATCAGCTTCGGCCAGTTGCGGGCCGTTTCGATCATACCCTCCACTGCCTCCTGGCGCAACGTGTCGAAGCTCGGGCCAGAACTCACCGTGGTGGAGAACTCAGCGTTGCGCATGTCGTACATCACCTTCTGCACGACTGCTCCGGTCTCAGGGTCGAGCTTGGACACCGGCTCGTTGATCGTGACGCTGCTGACCTTGCGGTCGATGCCCATCAGCTCCAGCACGCGGGTGCCGTCGTAGATCTTTGGCCACATGTCGATGATGCACCGGCCCGCATGCACCAGCGTGATGTTCATGTTGTCCGTGTAGTGGTAATTCGCGTTTTCGCCCTGGTTGTCCCGAGCGCGGATGCT